CAAACTGCATTTCTTTTCTATAACGCATGCTCGAAACGGTAACTACTCCATCATTTGGTTGCATTATCCAAGGGCTATCGCCGCGTGTGGTCACTACATTTAACCACGGATGTTGTATTTTAATTTGCCCAGCTGTTTTCATGGGGCCGCTTCTGGGGCCAATATCACGTAGCAATTTACTAAATGGTAAGAAGTATTTGGCATAATCTGCTGACTCTGCACCGCCGTAGGGTGTGCTCAGTGTAACTGCCCCTAGCACCTGTTTAGGAAAAGCATCAGCTAAGTGTAACGCATAGATGCCACCTAAGCTGTGACATACAAATATCACGTCAGTTAAGCCGGAAATAATAGATTTCATGTCGGATAGATTTCTATCAAACCCATTCTGACTGTTGTACTCTATTATTGTTTCTTTAGGGTAGTCGAGCTGATCGCGTATGTAGTTAAAACTATCCCCGGTTGCCGATGCACCGTGAATATAAACAAGGTTCACGATTTCTTAAAGAAGCTCAGGATCTTTGCTTGAATTGATTTTGCGTAATCAGGTTGCGGAAAATTCCATCCGATAAATGCGCCTACAACTAACCAAAATAATGTTTCTAACATGTTATTTTCCTTTTCTACTAGATGCTCGTTTAGCCATTGAATCGACGGTGTCTCTTGCTTGATCAACTGACATCTGATCTTGTGGCTCTTCGCTGCCTTTGAATATTACATCAGTATCATTGACGTTTTGAATTAAATTACTTAACGGTTCTTGTTGAGATTGAGCTACAAGTTGATCTTTTGTTAAAGCAATTCCCATATCGTTAGCTGCTTTTAAAAAAGCACGTATAGAAATAGTTTTTGTCGAGCTTTCGTCGTCGGCGCGACCAAGGAGGAACTGAGTAAGTGCTGATAGTTCCTCCGAGTTGCTATTCTGAGTAGACGATTCAAACTCGTATAGTCTCATTATTTGCGTTTCTTAGTAACAACTCTGCGACGACTTTCAGCAACACCGCGACGATCGCGGCCTAACGAAGTAGCATTGCCTAGCTCATCAGTATCACCTTCATCTGGTGCTCCGCTGGCAAACGAGTCAAGTTCATCTTCGCCTTCTGGAGGCATTGGTGCTGCGCCCATATTGCCACCGGCAGCAGTGTCTGCTCCAGGTACTGTTGGTGCTTGTCCAGTGAGTGTACCTTGTGCCTGTTCCATTTGTGTCTTGCCTTGTTGGACGGCTGCTAACAGTTGTGTTAGTGCGCCAGCTGCGGCTTGTTGAAACTGGGTAGCTTGCTCTGGACCCATATCATTCTTAATGCTGTCAGCTAGAGCCGGAAGATCTTTAAATTGCATTGATGAAATGTCTTCCATCATCTTTTGCAAACGATCAACCATGTCTTGAGCAGCCATAACAACTTGCGCTTGTTGGATTTCGCTTTCGCGAACCATACGCTTTCTTTTAAATTTTTTGCCGGCTTCAGTTTTCTGAGTAGCAATAGCTGCAATTGTTTTTTGCTGTTCCGGATTTAACGGTGCACCTTTTTGTGCTGCCTGCAATGTTTGTTGAATCTTAGGATCTTTTGTGTCCATAGGAACCATTACTGTGCCTGGTTCGCCTTCTTTGAGACGACCAACTAGACCTTGCTCTAACATCACTAGCTTAAGATAAGCTGCATTCTTTTCGCTGTAATGGAATTCTGGTGTATTACGGTGTTCGTGAATCAATCCACGAATACGTGTTAGCATGGCTCTTGTTTGACCGCGGCTAAGATTATCAAACGATGCTGATTGTCCCAAGCGGTCCTCAAGTATGCGAGCTACTTTTTGTTTGTTTTTAAGTGCGTCTAGTTCTTGCAGTTTCATTGGAGTTAAATCCTTGTATTTGCCAGTATTTAGCCAAATTAACACATTTGGTCAAACGATTCTCTACCAGTCTAAGACTTGCTTTTTTGGTATCTAGCTTGAATCTAATTACTTCTCTACGATCAGGATCCTGTATCTTTTTAAGGATAGATTCCCTAACTGTTACATCAGATGACATACTGCTTTTTTCTTTGTCTAGATGTTGTAGCATAGTGGCTAATTCCATCTGTCCATACTTATCAGCGATGCACCAACTCAGTGCTAGTCTTAACGAACTAAATGCTCTAGGGTTATGTAATGTTTTGTCAACAGTGAATACTCCATCTACTGATTTAGAAATTACGTATTTTTCAAACACATGGTAGTTTCCGTTTTCTCGAAAAATTGTGTTATCTTTGAGCTGATTAAACTCCAGGGCAACAATGCTCTCTAATCGTTTTATTAAATTTTCTTGTTTCATTTAACTATATAGTGTGTTACTAACCAGCCAATGGCACTGCCTAGTGCAACAATAATACCTAAGCCCCAACTAATTATTTGATCGTTGCGTTTGTTTACTACAGTCTGTACCATGCCTTTGATGTCCATAACCATTTTATTAGTTTCGGTAGACTTGGATTCAAGAGAGTCAAGTTTCTCTTCGAGGTAGCGATATCTTTCTGCACATAGTTCAACATGTGCTTCGAGACTTTTCTTTTCAATGTCGGTTGTATCTACCATGGTTTTTCCTCTTATTCTTTATTTACCACTTCAAACCATATATTAGATTCTGGGATTAGCATTGGTGTGGCGGTGAGTTTTTCATCTAAATCTATAATCATCGGAACACCAACACAGTCAGACAATAACAACCCCAAGGGATTTTCATTTGTAGCAACAGAAGTCGGATCTATGACAGCGAAGTCAAATGACCAGCAATTGGTATTACTATCATATACAGTTTTGCTAATGTTTTCAGGAAGTGTTCTAAGAGATATAACTTGATTTATTGTTTCCCAGTTGCTTTGTTGATTTCTGCTGCGGTTCCAGTCATCATCGTTGCGAATGGTTTGGCCAGCTTCGTCAGTGAAAGGAATTCTAGATTTGTTAAAACGGTTTTTAACACCCGTAAAGGTAATGTCAAACGCTGTGCAACAGCGTATTTGTAATGTCATTATCGGCTCTGATTTTAATATGTGTATTTAACGGTCAAAAAAAACCCCGGAATAAATCCGGGGCCATGGTTCGAGAATTAGTTAATTAAGCTAATTTGAAACCACTTGTTGTAACTAATGTACCAGATACGTCAACACCTGTAACTGTACCATCACTCGAAGTCATTTGTACGTTACCCATTGCTTGCAATGCTGTTTGCAATGTTGTGGCTGTGTAAGCAGCTTGTGGATACAATGCATAGCTGATCTGGCCTGCGTTTGTACCTTCAACTTGATAGATAGCAATAGTTGTTGTATTCTGAATTGTCTGGTTGATGTATTTAACAACACCAGGTGTGAATACTGCACCAGTGATATTACCTAATTGATTACGTAGATCAATTGCAGTAGCTGAACCGTCTTTGACTAAAACTTTGAAAAAGTCTAGTTTAGGACCTGCCATCTGTACTAATGCAGATGTTGAACCGATGTTGCCTGTTTGTGCGCCGTTGTTAATGTCTAATGCAAATACTGGTTGTGCATCACCATTTGCTGGGGGAAAATATGCCATTTTAAAGCTCCTGTTAAGTGAGGCGTTGCCTCTGCTTTTATTTATCCAATTTGTCTAAAATGGTAGTGTTCAACTTAATTCAGGATTGTTTTTGGCAAAGTTTGCTTGACTAAAACGGAATCGATCAACATACTTCATATCATTGCCGACGTACCCTTCATGCCCAGGTTCATTGTTAATGCTGGCCTGCACATCGTGTCCTTGTGCGTCTAGCTGTTGCACCAATGCTGTTTTGAGTTTAGTTATATCCAGGAACGCTTGAAAAATAGCTGCCATGCCTTGCTTGTTTTCATTGGCCCATTGAAAAATTCTCGGAGTCTTAACGGGTTCTTTGGTTTGTACCCACTGCCCAAATCCGCCAATCAAGTTGTCATAGTTGCCGCTGCGAACTCTACTGTTAATGTATGTTTTAATCAGTGCAGGAAAATTGCTAATTCTTCGCTCGCGCAATGATTCTGGGTTAAACACCTGATCCATTTCTGCACTGTAGTTGGTTAAAATAGATTTTAAATCTGCTACAACTTGCGTATCAAGTTCAATATGTCTTGACTCTTTAAGACTAGGATCCAATATCAACAACTCCGGCGGCGGTGTCAAAGCAGCAGCACGTATGGGTTGAGGATCCGCGCCTGGGGCAGCTATACTAGTGTGTATAGCCACGGCGGCTGTGCTTTTTGAAATCTTCTTGCCAAGATCTGAATCAGCTAAAACTGTATACTGTACTGTGTTAGGAGTAAACACATAGCTGTTGCCCACTAGGCCAGGACGATCACTATACAACAGATCTCCTTGAATATATCCGCGGAAGTCTTGTGGCACTGATCGTCGCAACAACGGAAATAATTTTTTATACACGTTAACTAGTTCTGTGCGCTCTCCACCGCGCATGGTCATAATGCTGGCAATTTGATCTATACTGGTAGCAAGACCATCGTACCCTTTGGCTAGAAATCCAGCTTTGTCAGTTAGTACAAAATCACCGTTAGGTTTACGACCAAATATAATAGCAGGGCGTCCGTCCCACTTTACTGTAGTTGTACCCTTGGGGTCTTTAGCCGATGCCAACATACCGTTTAATGCTTGATTAATAGCGACGCTGGGCTTACGATCAAACAACAAATCTTCTGGATGCTCAATGCGAACACCTTCAGTAAGTTTTGTTTTTTCTACAATAACTTGCATACCCTGGTTAACGATGCGGTCTCGCAGGCGGGCCATAAAACTAACTTCGTTGTACTCTGTGTACAAGGCTGTATTTTCGTATATGCTGTCATCGAACGGCACGCCTTCACGCTCCATGTGTGCTTTGAAGTCGGCAATTTTAGCAGCACGTTTTGGATCGGCTTCTAATGCTTTAAGTATAGCTTCTACACTGTATAAATCTTTGGTAGTAGAATTAGGGCTTAACAACATCTTAGCAACTTGATTAGGATCGTCAGTAATTAATTGATTGCTGGCACGATCCATAATACCATCATTTTGATTTAACTTATAGCCCAGTGCCTTGGCCATGCTGTTCATCATAATATTTCGCAAGGCGCCCTTGAATTTACTGTTAGGGTCGTTGCTTAGTACAAACTGTGTCCAATTTGGCTTGTTACTAAACATAAAGTCTGTTTGTGCAAAACCGTTTTTTGGATTGCCATCTACGGCCGTAAAGAAATGTACAGCAGATCCTGTCTTTTTAATGTAACGTGCAGGGTCTACTTTAACTTGATTGCACCAGTTAACCAATTTGGCTACAAGTTGATCTTTTGAAATTTCGGTTGCGTCCACCGACAAGTCTAAATCGCCCGAATCAATTTTACGCCCAGTTGAACCTAGCCATTTAACAGGTAGGTTATCACGTTCATGTTTTTCTTCAGTGAAATCTAGGCCGGTTATCTGTTCTAGCCAGTTAATTGTCGGAGGAATTTCACCTTGTTTAATACGACGTGTCAGTGGTTTTCCTGTGGAGTCTTTAAAAACATTGCCACCTTCGGATAATATATTATTCTGCATCAGTACGTCTCACTGTTCTTGTAAATTTCTTAGGATCTTTGTCACGTATAGCGTTTAATAGTTTTCTAACTAAATTATCAGCCTGATCTGCAGGATATGCTTCTTCAATTTGTTTGATTAATCTTATAGCACTGGCTATCACATTCGTGGCACGACTTTCGACAATATAACGACGATCGCGATCAGAATGCTTTTCTTCATAGATAGCATCTAGTTCTTCAAGAATACTGCGAGTTTTTTTCTGCATAAGCCTGATCTCTTTTAGTATTTATTATTTAATATTGGTTAGTGCCGCAAGTGTCGTTGCAGATTACCAAGCGGCCTTGCTCAAATGTGGGTATATTCCATGTTTGTACAATGCTATCAAACCATTGCATGCATTCTACTAGACTATATTCTAGTGCGTTATTTTGGTAAATCATGTTGCTAAACTGTTTATTTGCGGCCTGGTGGTAGTTTCCGTGTCCGTAGGTCTTGGGAGAGAATCCCAAAAAGCAGCAAGGGAAAACATCTCCGGTACTTGAAATATAAATGCTTTTTTTTTGTTTTACTTTGCAGCTAATGGATTTTTCTGTTCTGTGTTTTACAATATCTTCAAGTAATACTTCGTCAGTGGTGCGTTTTTTCCAAAGTACAGAAAATTCAGTATATTTTGGATTACCAACTGTATGAGTTAAATTTTGATTTTTATCGTATACCGGGGTATCTTTTCTCTGAGATTTGATCAACTGAAAACTATTGAATCCCAGCAGTTCGCTAAGTTGTTTGGCTTCGTCGCGTTGATGCTCGTTAAAATCAAAATCAATCATCTTCCATACAGCCTGGCCGCCGGCCTTGATAAAAGTTTGTGCGTTTTTAATCACAGTGGCGTACAGGGTATTCTGGCGATATAGGGTGTGTGTATCTTCTAAACCGTCGATACAAAAAACAATTTCTGTTTTCAGTTGGGCAAGATATTCCCAAAATTTTCGGTCTCTAGCGCCAGCATTGGTGCTTATGCTAATTGTCAGATTTTCATTATGAGATCTAAAGTATTGTACAATATCAACTGTTTCTGGATTCATAACTGCATCACCAAAGTTGCCGTTGATGAATATTTCGTCTAGCTGACCGATAAAGTCCGGTGCAAATATTTTTTTTGCTTCGTCTAATGTCATGTCATGCTCTGGGTATCCATCGTTGTGTGGATATCCGTGAAAGTTTCTGGGACACATAGGGCATGACGCATTGCATCTACTTGATATTTCTAAGTGTACTTTTTTAATGTCGTCAATATTGTACATTTATTTTATTTGTCCCAGCAACTGTTTAAGTTTATTACTGTTTACTTCGGCAGTGATCTTGGGAGTATCTTTGTCGTCGTTTGTTAAGTAACTTCTAGTTTTAATTGAATCCATGATACTGGGCTTGGGCCTGGGAGGTCCGCCGTTGCCAAATGCATGCCCGCTTTCGTCAAATCCTGCGTCTGTGATGCGCATAGTTTCAATGTTGTATTCTAATTCAACTTTTTGACCAGTGCCATTACTAGTACGAGTTTTCATACATTGTAACTGATAGCGCCCGCGTTCTTTCATAGCACGACTGGTAAAGATACCAAACACATTATCAGCAGTATTGATTTTA